CTGATATTGCCTGAATTTGCTTCTTAATTAAATAATAATTAGGAACGTTAAAATCTGATAAATTATATACAGAAATTTCTCTATCGATTGGGTCACTAAAATCCAATGATTCAACGGTTCTAAAAGTAATTTCAGAATTAGATGTAGATGTTATCGTTAATCCAGAATTAAGTCTCAATAAGTATCTAGTATCCAATTCACCTGCGTTATCTGCTTTACATAATTGATATACAGATAATGTTGTTACTGCTGGTGCAGATGATTTTGGTTTATACCCCAATAAGTTAGCTAATGCAAATACATTTTTTTCTTCGGATGCATATTGTATTAAACTCTCTTTTAAAGAAGCATCGGTATAATAACCTAATACATCTCCTATGTAAGATGCCATTTCAATAAACATCATACCAGGTGAGGTTTCATTAAAATCGTTATATGTACTTGGGAAATATGTTTTAGCATATTCCATTAAGTTATTCCTAAACGATTCGAAATCCTTACCTAAATAAGAAATATCTCTACTATTTCTACCTATGTTTTTATTTGTTACCTTAAATGCCATTATTCATTTATATTAAATGTTATCGTTTCTAAATTTTGTTGTCCAGCAACTCTAAAATTCAATGTAACTGTAAAGAAATAGGTATCTCTGTTTGTGTTTGTTTGGTCTACTAATATTTCATCAACCGATATATACGGCATCCACTCTTGAATAGCTCTATCAATAGAACGTTCAATTTCTGATTCTAAATCATCAGTATTTTGATTAAATAACGTATTATATAAATCTGTTCCGAAATTAGGATGCATTAATCTTTCACTCTTTCTTGTAAGAATTAGATTTTTTATATTAGATTTAACCTGCTCCGAAGTTTGGTAAGATTGAGCAAAATAACCACCATTCCCTCTTTGAATTGGAAGAGTGATTCCGATTGCTACCCTATCCTTTTCAGGTAGGTCTTTTACTAACTTAGGGCCGGTTATAATCGCCATTATCTATTTTTATCTTTACTTGCTTTCAAAACCGCTGCACTTCTTGCTATCGCTTTATCTAATATATCGTTTCCAGTACTGATTGGTGCTGATGGGTTAGAATATTGTGGTTGCATTCCCATCTGTGGATTACCATACCCAATCATTTCAGGTGTTAATGTCCCATACTCCCCATCTGTTCTAGAAAAGTTAGGTCTTACCATTGTTTCGTTTAAAACTTGATTTAATAGAGGATTTCTAGATAATGTCTTTTCTTCTCTATCTCTGTTAAGAATTTTGTCAGCCAAATCGAACGGGTCAGCGCTTTCCTCTACCAAATTCATAAGAGATGAATTATTAGATTTTGCCACAGGTTGCGATTTTTTAACCTCAGCTAATACCTCTTTTCTAATCTCTTCTTTAATAAGGGAAATTTCTTTTTTAACTTCCTCCTGAACGATTATTTGAATTGCTTTAAATAGTTTGTTCGTGTCCATACATTGTTTGTTGTTTATATAAATATTTAGTTTTATTATTTGGTAAAATTAAGCTAAAGTGGAGGTACTACTTAATTTAGTTTCTACCTGAGCCAACCATGCTTGAGTTGAACTTATAGGAATAATTCCTAATTTACTAGCTATCTTAAACCCTCCCTGTCTTATAAGAGAATACGCATCACTTCCTATTTTGTTCCCAATCAATCCTTCGTTATTCACTCTTAGATTAGTAAAATATTCAGCCAAATCCCTAGGGTCTTTCATCCCCTTTTCATATACCTCATTTACTCTTTTTCCAAACGCTTTAAACCATCCAGGTCCATTCCAAGTGGCGTATGCAAAATTCCACATAAGTTTACCATTTGTTGGTATTAATGCTCTTAATTGTGGATTTTTAACAAAGTTATTTAGATTTCTATCAAAACTAACCTTCATTATTTTTGCTGCTAATAGTACTAATTGAGATTTTAGTGGGTCAGGTGGTATATAATTATATGACCAATTATCCCATGCGTTCTGAGCATCGATTAATTTAAAAAATGCTACGCCATCCGTTGGGTTGTTTTTTTCAATATTTCCAGCGATTCTATCCAATCCAAACATAGTTTCACCACTTTTGTGATATCTCTTATCTTTGATAAAGGGTGTTCGTGTACTTGCTCTATAGTGTTTATGTCCAGGAACATTATAAGGATGGTCTACAACCATTGCAGGATTTCCATAACCTCCTTCAACCGTAGCAATAATTTGTATAGCTGCTTCTAAGAATGTTAACGGCTCATCTGTTATCGGCCTTTTAGATATACTTAAATCACCTTCTCCTCCAGAACCGTCTCCAGCTGCCTGTGCATTGTAAGCTGCAACAATAGCATCGGCATTTCCTAATAAATCAGGCCTATCTCCTAATCCTAATGCTAAGAAAGCACTATCAAATGATAATTGATTTGATAAAATTGCAGCACTCGCATTTGTAGTAAATCCTAACCAATTTACTATACCGGGAGTAAGTACAGCAGCAGGTGGTGCCCCCAACATTGCCATTACATTAAATATTCCACTTACGGTTCGCAAATGTATATCCGCGGCGGTAATGAAATTATTTATAAAGGTATCTACATTAGGTTCTCCTTTATAAATAAAAGTAGGTATCTGTGCGGTTGTTCCTGGATTGGTACATAATATACTTAATACTGATAACGATGGAGGTGTATATCCCGGTGGAACAAGTGCGAGTGGTTTCATTGGAGCAAGAGTTGCACCTGTCCAATATGTTACAAACCCATTTGCCAAAAATTTAATTAAATCTAATTGTTCAGGTGATGTGGCTTGTTGTAAAAATACAATTTTAAACATTGCCTCCATTCCTGCAACATTACCTGCTAAAACCGGGTTACCGGCTACTAAATCTCCAGCCGGTGGCACTTTCATTGCCATATCATATGCAATCGCCAATTGTTTAGGTAACACATCGTAATCTAATGGATACGATTCCATTACCGCTCTCACTTGTGTTTTAAACCCATCCCATCCTGGCATATATAAAAATTTATTAAGCTACCCCAACTTTTTTTGATAACATTGAACCCAATCTTCCTTTAATTTGAATAAGTTTTTCCTCCATTGCAGGATTCATACCACTAACAGGTCCTGCTGGTGTAAGTAAACCACCTGCTTTAAGGTTTTCTATTTCAGTTATAATTTCTATTAAAATATTTTTTAATGATTCACCCAATACCGCTGGTTGTACCAATATATCACCCAATCGTATCTGCCCAGCGTTTCCTATATATAAAGTTATGTTCTTATCTGGAGCTTGAATATCAATATTACCTTTTGAATTTATGTTTGCACCTAACTCAGTATCAACGGAAAAAATTCCATCGGTAATTACACCATAATGACCTTTAGACCAAAATATCATCTCATTTATTCTAGATGAAAAAACTAATCTATCGGATGATATTATAATCTGATTACCATCTAATGAGGGAGGATATTTTTCAAATGCATAAGATTTTTTGGGTAAGAAACCTGGTAAAGGTATTGCTTTCTGTGGATTCATCTTAAAATTAGTAGTTCCTACAATCGGAAGAGGTGTTCCAGGTGAAAACGTAGATGAGTAATTCCCACTGCTTATTGCAATAGTAGAACCGTCTTTATTTATATCCTCTTCTACTTCACCACCTCCTAATATTCCCGATACAATTCCACCTAATAATCCTTTTTTAGCTTCTCCATTTCTTATAATCAAAATTGGGCTACCACTACCGGCACCATTACTCATTCGAATCGATTGTCCATATCTAGATTGAATAACAGTATCTCCTTCATATAATTTTAATCGTTTAGCGGGTTTGGCACCTGTTAAACCTGCCAATGCACTTCCACCTGATAATGCCAATGATTTAAATGAGCTTATATCAGTAAGAGGAGATTTTGCCAATCCCTGTCTACCCTTCATTACACTTGAACTGATAGAGTCATTGAAATTGAATCTCCTATAGGAAGGTACGTTTGAATCATTAAATACTTCAACTATCTCACCTACCATCGGCACAGTTAAACACATTTCATCAATTGGGTATGCCGTTTTTGCAATACCTTTATTATTAAGACCCAATCCCTTTACGGATATTGAACCTGGAATTATATTATTACCAGTCGCATCTTTTTCAATTGAAAGGTACACTTTCTCAACAACTCCTAAATAAGTTGTTGGTTTACTTTGTACATTGTTGGAACTTGCGTTTACTCTATATTCACTTTTTGTGCTTAATAAATCTGCCATTATTTTTTGGTTTGTTCAAGTTTCCTTTGGATTTCTTCCAATTCATATTCAATATCATCTACTTTATCCATAGTTTTAGATTGAACATCCTTTGAAATTTTTTCCAATTCACCCAATAACTCTTCCTTTTCTTTGTCGGATAATAATCCTCCATCGTTAGTTCCTTTATATTCCATTGCAACGAATCTTTGTCCAATTGTTGCTAATCTAATCAGTATATCATCATTCTCTACTGAGAACTTAACTAAATCTTTGATAACCGGTCCAATTGCAGCAATATCCCCTGCATGTCTGATTTGTTTTTTGAATTCCTCAATCAAATCACTTATTTTCTGTTTTTTTGAATGTTGGTTAGTATATATCTCACCGAATAAGTCAGATAACTTCTTTTCCCCAAACATTACAAAATCTGTAGATTGTTGTTTTGCCATATCAATAAATACCTTATTAAATAATTTTTTGTGTATCGATGAATCTATGTAACTCATCTGATAATAATATATATCCTTCTGAATTAGGATGTTGTGTTCCTCTTGTATCCCATCGTTCTATATGCTCCCATAAATCAGCCCTATTAAACTCATTTAGATACCCCCTAGCGGTTTGTTTTTTGAATTGCCAATAAACTCTACTATCTATCAAGTCCGTTCTATCGTAGTGAGGTAAAACACCCATAAACATATCTTCTATACCATCTATAAACATATGTTTAATTTTATAATGTTTAAAAAATTCCTGTAAAAATATTATATAGTTTTGGTTAACTATACTATAATAATTTTCGTTATATAAATTAGTTAAATAGAATTTTTTATAATCTTCCATAAAGAAATCATAATATCTATTCTCTGTTTGGGTAGATGTGAAGAATCTATCAGGTGTTTCCATTAGATGTTTTGTACTCCAACTCAACCATTCACCTTTAGGCCCTTTTGGAAAAAATGGTAGATAATCTCTAAGTGAAGAAGACCACATAACAATAACAAAATCGTTTTTTGTAGTCTCTCCACTTTTTATATCATCAACTATCTGATTGAATATAACATTATTGGGATTACCACTTATCCCATTATTTTGATAAGGTAATCCCAATTTATCACTTAGGTGCTTAACCCAACTATTTTCTTTTTGATAGATTATCTTTTCGTGTTTAGAGAGGGTGTCTTCGATTTCTCTATTACATCCCTCTCCAACTGTCCAACTATCTCCATATGCAACTATTCGTTTCATTTTTTAGTTATAACATAATCCTCTATTACTAACATATCCAATTCAACTTCCAAAAATGTATCTATTGCCGTTTTCGGGTCTCTAATCATTGTTTGGTCTTTAACATTGAATGATGTGTTAAGAACTATTGGATATTCGTTTTGTTTTTCCAATTCAGTAAGTAAATCATATATTCTAACACAATCTTCTCTATTTAGGGTTTGTATTCTAGCAGTTCCGTCAACATGAGTAATTGCAGGTAACATATTTCTATACTCTTTTTTAACCCCTACTATTTGATTCATGTATGGAACTGATTTATCCCATTCAAAATATGTAGAAACATCTTCCAATTTTACAATCGGTGCGAATGGTCTAAACCCTTCTCTCTTTTTTACTATTTTGTTTATTCTACTTTTCATTTCCCCATTTGTAGGGTCAGCCAAAATAGAACGATGCCCAAGGGCTCTAGCACCAAACTCCAATCTACCTTCGAACCAAGCCACAACTTTACCATTTGATATTGCATCTGCAACAACTGAAATAATTTCATCATCGGATAGTTTATTGTATATTAATTTTTTATTGTAATTTTGTAATTCTTTTTTAACCACATCGCTTAAATATTTTGGGCCCAAATAAGGATTTGTATTATCAATTCTATGCGGGTGTGTACTATTATAATATGATATTAAACATGCCCCAATTGAAGAACCCGCATCCGATGGTGCATTTGGTATCCATACATTTTTAAAGCCTGTCTTCTTTGAAATCTTTCCGTTAGCAGTTCCGTTGTATGCACACCCTCCACCTAATACTAAATTATCACATTTTGTTTTACGATGTAAATCTTTTAATAAACGAAAAAAGTACATTTCATAAATGAATTGTACCGCCGCTGCTAAATCCTTATGTTCTTGAGTAATTTCTTCTTCCGGTAAGCGAGGTAGAATTCCTAAATGATTTGATAATTCTGAAGTGAACATCACCTCATCACTTTTATCATATTGAAACATTTTCATATTCAATGTATATCCTCCTTTCTTAGAAGGATAAATAATTTCTCTGAATTTATGTGAAAATGTTTTTGGGTTACCGTAAGGTGCTAATCCCATTACTTTATATTCTCCTTCATTAGGTTTGAATCCTAAGAACGCAGTAAACGTAGAATATAACATTCCCATAGAATGTGGGAACTTTGTAGTTTCCAATGTGTCCCAAATATTTCCTTTTCCATATGCTAAAACTGTCGTATCCCATTCACCAACTCCATCGATACTTAATATCGCCGCTTCTCTATATGGAGAAGTTAAATATGAATAACCAATGTGTGAATCGTGATGTGATGTAAATTTAATTTGAGCCTTAGAAAACATCCATTTTAGTTTCCTTACCAAATTAAAATATTGTTTGATTCCTTTTGCTCCAAATCTAAATGCATCTTTTATTTGGAAATTCTTCAAACAATTTGTTACAACTCTATGTGTCTTAACTAAAGGCTTCTCATAAAAACAAACCTCTTCAATATCTTCAAAACTAAATCTGGATTCTTCAATAATCCACTTAATTGATTTTTCTGGAAATGAACTATCATGTTTTATCCCACTAAATCTTTCTTCTTCTACGGCTAGTACCACTTTTCCATCTTTGATTAAACATACTGATGAATCGTGATAATAACAACTTATTCCTATTTGTATCATCTATAAAAAATATCTTCTTCTATGGTAATATCTCCTGTGTTTAAGTACTCTTCTAAGATTTTGTCCTGATGTACTTTCATAGTTGAAATTACCTTTGTTATGTAATGTGTTTTATGCCCTGTCATCTCTCTTATTAAAAGGTAGAGGCTTTTTTTGTTAAAATTTTCAATATAATCAACTCTCCTAAATAGTTCTAATATAGCATCTGCAATTTGTATATCTCTCTTCTTATCAAATACAACATTTAGTTTAATATCCCAATATGATAACATAAGAGTTCTGAATTCAACATGAGTACTATCCGTTTCGATTGCCAATGTATCTTCAGAAGGATTCCAGCTCTCCGGCATCGCAGACATTAATTCATTCTGTTTGTATCTTTTGTAATTTGAATTATTCAATAAAATTAAATGATTTAATGCCATTCTAGTAAAATAAGAGAATGCTTTACCCTTACCCTCCTGAAACATATGAATTTTATAAATCATCTGAGATACTACTTCTCTTTTTACATCTCCATGCCCATCATCAAAATAAGAAAACTTATAAGTATTCAGAACATTTTCCGCTATCTTTTCAAACGGATATTTTATTTTTTCCGAATATAATGTATTTCTTTCTCTAAGGTTTTCGGATTTGTTATAAGCTATTATCGCTTCCTCCGTTTCCAAAGTGAAATACATTTTACTTTTAGGAGTTTTTGGTTTTCTCGGCATCTTATTCTATAATGTTTTTAAATTCTTCTATCTCATTTTTAATATCATCAAATGTAACACCAACTTCGTCATCTTTTTCAAAAATTTCTTTTGAATCTATATCTCTAATTCTTTGTAATAGAGCCTCATACGCTTCCTGTCTATCTAATATAAAATTTTCATACACATCGATTTTAGTTAATAGGTTTAAAATACCCATAACCCCTACTATCGTTGTTAGTATGAAAAATATCATTATTGTTATTATCATAAATTTTATTTTAAGCTTCTCCTGGTTTACCGAAATGCATCATATATGAAGAATCATCTTTAGTATTGGATTTAAATTCAGATGCTATCCATTGTTCCACAATAGCCTTTTTACCATCTATCATTTCCTCTAATTCTTCTTTTGAAATCAATTCTTTTTCAATAATCAAATCTACCAATGAATACAATAGTATTTGCATCGAAATCATCTGATTACTTTGTTCTACTATTTTATTGGTTAGAACGTTATTTAATTCTTTTTGATTCATTTTATATTACATTAAAACATATCCCTTCTCAATAAACTTAGAGATGTGTTTATATTTAATTTGCTCAATGTTACCATTAGGGTCTTTAGCCATAACTAATTGATTTCTTTCGTACTGAACTGATTTTTTAATAGGTTGATTTATATTTTTATCAGCAATTGTTATACCATCTAATAGGTCAATCATTTGTTGTGCAAAAATACATTCATCTAAACCTTCTCTATCATTTTCCATATCACCTTTGAATACTACCAACCCTAAGTTATCGGTTTGAACTTCAATTGAAAAAGCTCTAACCACTATTCTACTTTTTCCATTTGTATCAAACTCAGACATTTCAGTAGATTGAAATGCATCATTTGAATACTTTGTTATATATGGATTAATTAAAAGGAGTGGAGTTTCTGTATTAAGATAAAATGCTCTAAATGGTAGATTAACACTTCTCGTACAAACTGCTGAAAGTTTTGTGTTATTAGCGTAACGCTTTAATGTTTTTAATATCAACTCCTCATCTGATTTTGTAAAAGGAGTAGATTCAATTTTAGTTAATTTCATATTTCTTATTTAATATTATACAAAGATAATAAAACTTTTTGAAATTTACAAATAAATCAATATGTTTTTGAATTAAAATCAGTAGGATATTTTATTGGTTCTTTATGAGTTAACCAATAGTTTACTGCATTTTGGTCGTTTATCCACTTTTGTGTATCATTCCAATTAAATTCAGGTCTAGCATAATATGGTAACATATCCTTCATTACCATTGCTCTGTTTGGATGTGCAGTTACTCTATTTATTAAACCATCTCCATCCGTATCGATTCCATCAATAGTACCATCGCCATCTAAATCAATTCCTCTGGTACTAAAATCTCTGGTAAGTTTTGTTAAATCTATACCTTCATCAGATTTTTCTACGACTTTTTTTTTAAAAGTTCATCAATCAACGTAGTTTCTTCCACATTTGTTGAATCGGAATCAATTTCTTTTTTTTTTTCTTCGTATTGTTCAACTGCTTCAACCAATACCTCATTTGGAGGAGTAGGATTTTCTATTTCATTAAAAAACACCTCAGCATCTTTTTCAGAAGCTAATATTGGTTTTTCTCCGTACACTTCATACATAGAAGGTACTTTTTCTTCCTCTCTTTTCATCACCAATCCATTAAATGCGATAATTAGAGCAATTGCGAGTGGGTCAAACACAATTACAATCAAAAATATGAAGAATTTCACTACATTTTTCAATTCTATACCAAATGCTTCGGCAACAAATCGAAATCCGCCTACTTCTTTCTCTAAATCGATGTTAGCAATCTTAATTTTGTTGATTTCTTCGGTATTTTTAGCATTAGCCTCCTGTAATTTACCAATTTTATCGTTCAATTTACTGATTTCTCTATCTCTATTATCAACTGAACGAAGTAATCTACTATTTACCTTACCACCATCCAAAATTTTACCCTGATTGGTGTTAGATTCGGTAATTTGAGTGGATAATTGGGTAATTTGAGTGTTATTTTGGTCTATTTTCGTTTGCCACACCGCAACTTCCCTATCCACTTGTTGTAATTGTAAGGATTGTTGTTGGAATGCATTAGAAAGGTAACCAAATATACCCGCAGAGGTAATTATCATCAGGATACCCACCGAAATGGTTAAATACCACTTATTGAACCCCTTAATATCATCCCAAGTCTGTTTAAGGTATGTGGCAGCAACCAATTTAGCGAATTCCAAAGAACCCGCCATCACCATAACAGAAACGGATGCACCCGCAAAGAGTACACCTAATCCAGTTACAGAGAAATAAGCAGCACATCCGGCTATAATAACAGCGGATAATCCAACTAATACCTTTAACCAATTCATTTTATCCTAATGTAATTAAGTCGTTGTTTGTGTCTATTAAATTCTTAACCTCTTCTAATAAACGAATTGCTTCTACGTTATTAGCCGGTCTTCCACCGTTCATCATATCTAATACGATACGAAGTCTTTGTTTTGCCGCATCATTGTTATCGATGATTCTTTGTTGAAACTTTGCCATAATTGTTTTGTTTGTTGTATATTATAAATATATATTAAATAAAAAAGGAAGACTAGTATTAGCCTTCCTTACAAAGATAGGAATAATTTTTCAATTAACCAACTTTAATTGTAACCTTTTTTGGTTTTGCTTCTTCCTTCTTAGGAATAGTTAAATAAAGAATACCATTTAGGATTTTAGCTGAAGTTTTTTCTCCATCAAATTTATCGCCTACTGAAATTCTATCATTAATAGTAGAAATAAGTTCTTTCTCAACTTTTGATAATTCTCTTTCTTTTGATTTTACAAAAATTGCATCTTCTTCTAATTCAATAGTAATATCATCTTTACTATGACCTAAAACTGATAAAGCAATAACTGCTTCCTCTTCTGTAATATCAATCGATAATCTTGAGTTTTGATACTTTACTGCAGGCAAAGAGAAAACTGCATCATTGAAAAACGAATCAAACACTTTATCAAGTGTTGTGTAATTTTTTTTAGTTGTGTTGTACATAATTTTTTTGTTTAGTTTATACTATAAAAACAATTACCATACCACCGTAGTGATATGGTAAATTTGTCAGTATAAGTGTGAAAAAATGTCAGTTAATTAAAATACATCTGAACCCAATGCTTCCTGTCTTTCAATAAATGAACTCATAGAATCTGCGAAATGCAGAATGTGATACATAGGTGTCTTAATAGAGGCACCAGATACATAAGTCTTTAAATACTTTTGATTATCTTCATCATACATACCATCTGTAAGTTTAATACCAAAATATTCTTTTTCATTATGCTGAATACCATATAGATTTAATAAAAAGAAAGTTCTATCAGTTAAAGTCATATAAGTGTTTTCTTCATTTCTTTTAAAGTATTCACCTCTGTTCTTAACGTGCCATTCTGAATCATTAGGAATATAATGCATTATTCCTTTAGTACCTAATTTACCTAAATCATGATGCAATGCTGCAAACAATAATTCATCATCAGTAAAATCTATCTTACATCCTGCATCAACAAAAAGATTTTTCATTTTTAATGCATTTTTACAAACATTAAAAATATGGTCAATATAACCCCCTTCATATGCATTATGAAAATTCTTATTACCACTTGCAGGTGATAACATAAGGTTAGGACCTAATTCATCCATAGAATACATTTTCAGCAACTTCTCTTGCCTTTCACCCGATGTGTATTTTTGAATGATTGAAATAAACTTCTTGTAATTGTTTTCGAGTTGTTCGTTAGTGTAATTTTTCATTTCTTTCTTTTTTTTTCTTTGGTTTAAGTTTTATTTTTTTTAAGCTTTTCTTTTATCTTGTCTGGTCTAGTGATACTATAAAAAGATACCACAAATATACAAAAAATTTTCCACTTTTCCAACTTTCCCCCAACTTATTTTTAAAATTATTTTTCCCATATCCAAATTGGTTCTCCAAATGCTTGATTTTTAGCCTCTTCTACCTTATCCCTTAGTTCGTCTGAGAAATAATCCGATATGGCCCTCCCAGCACCTCCGCTGTTGTGTCTTTTTGTCATTTCCATACCAATACACCCTTTATAAGTTAACCCCTTAGAATGGAGGAAATCGTTCATAGAATTAGTTATATCTACATACCCCTTATCAGGAGCCGAAAATACATCCGCTATATTGATTGCCATAATTCCACCTTTTTTAAGGGTAGGAATAACCTTTTCTAGGGTATTTTGGAGGAATCCTTTGTTCCAATCATCAAACTTCTTATAACGTATCCAACTTTGGGTTTCATCGAAGCTATACCTCTCTGTGTTGAAATATGGAGGAGAAGTGAAGATAGTATCAAAGAAATCTGTGTATTTGGAGTAATCCACATCTTCGGCTGCCATATCTAACATCTCAACCTCTTTATCACTCTCAAAAAACGTTTGGTGTTTCTTATAGAACTCAATCTGTTTTTGGTAGTTAGGATGGTTATTACTATTTGGGTCAATACCTAAATAAAATTTAGTAGTTTCACCTGCAAAGAATCCACACATTCTATCACCCCACCCCGCAGAAAAATCTAACACATTCTCACTCTTAAATCTATCGTAAAATGCCTTTGCTATGACGGGTTTAAATTGTGATGCTACATACTTTCGTAACGTAGTGGCAGTTCTAAGGGTTTCTTCTGTTACATCTAATAACATTTTATCCAAAGTAAAATATGCTCTTACAATCGTTTTAATACCATCTACCGTTTGCCATGTTTTCCAACCCGAAGGAGTTCTAACCCAATCAACCTTCCAACGATTTTCGATATGGAAAGGATTCGAAGCATTATTACCTACATTAGTACGTTTAAAATAGTAATTACTACCATCGTATGTTAGAGGATATGTAGATTGCCTTTCGTTACGAGGAAACCATTTACCCTCAACTAAGATATCAGGCCACCAAGTGCCTTTTAGTTTCTTATATGCATCTATTGTATCCTCTTCGGTAATTCTAGGTATCGGAGGTGGATATGAATGTAGCACTTCGGAAAGTTCATCTACAATCTCTTCTTTTGTATATGTGCTTATGATATGTTTCCACTCATCTTTCTCTATTCGAAGATAAGGGGTCATTCCATAAAACTTTTTAAAATATTCTTTTATCATAAAAATAATAAAGGGAGGATTTCTCCTCCCCTAATTTAATTAATATTATCTAAAAACCTTTCTAACAACTTCATCTATATCTTCTGGAAGTAATTCAGATGTTTCAGTTACAAGACCTCCGATTAAATTATCAACCTTTTTGTAACCCATTCTCTCACATACTAGTCTTACATCATCTATTGTAATACCAGATGATTTGTTTCCGTTTACTTCTGATGATATTAACTGCCCATTTTCTACTATGGTAGGTGCTCCATATGAATATGGAATGATATGGTCTGCTGCCCATTTGATATCAGTAAGAGGTTTGCCGGTTCTTCTACACAATCCATTTTGCTCTTTGTATAGTTGCTCCTTTTGAGTTTCGGTAAACTCTCTCAAATTGTGTTTCTTTGTCTTTGTGAAACCCCATTCCACAATATCAAAGTTTAACATAAGGTGAAGATTGATATATTGTAAATCATCTAATCTATCACCTGTACCCCAAACTGACCACGATGATGGTATTACCTTTGCATCTTTCTTACCAGGTGAATCAATCACTACCTTTCCGTTAGCAATTTTATAAGTTTGGTATTCAATGTGTGGTTTTGTGATAGAAGTAACCGCATCATATAACTTCTTCCAAAATGTTTCAGTATCAAAGTTTTCAATCTTTAATTTAGAACTTTTAGATGTTGAAAACACCCAATCTAAAAAGATTGCAAGTTTAATAATAGATGATTTAGTGAAACGTTTCTTAGCGAAATTAAGAACGTTGTTATCAGCATTTTCAATCGTAAGTTTATTTATGAATTCCAATACCTTGTTCACCCTTTGATAAACTTCAGTATTTGGATTATAGATAGAAGTTGATTCATCGTTATCTTCGGATGAATCTCCTTTATACATTCCATCTATTACATTATGATTTGGTTTCATATATGAATCCATACTACCCTTTGGCATTTTCGAAAAAATATAGAATAGAGAAGCAACTAATTCATCGGTTGCTCTACTATCTTTCTCTAAAGAGATAGAAATATATTTAAGCGATTCTCCTTCCAACTCACTAAACATTTTGAATTGTGATAAATCAACTGCTCCCATATTTCTGATAATACGAGCGATGTGTTTGTAGAAAGAACTTCTCTTTTCTTGTCTACTCATATTATGTAAGTTGTTTAGTGTTCTGAATCTCTCACCAGCTTCATCATTACTTAAATTGTAATGAATACAAAATGTTAATTCAATTGATAAAAAATAATCTTTAACAATCTCTTCTAATTCATTAAAATATAAATTAGAACAATCGTATTTAGCACCATTGAGTGTTAAATAAAAATCAGCAGGAGTTTTGATTTTCCCCGCAATAAAATTACATAGAGTTCTAGTTCTATGTCCTCCATCTAACACCTCTAAGATGTAATAATCAATAGATTTGTTTTGTTCTAAAACATTAATTGTTTTAGTTTTGAACCTTAAGTGAATTGGTTGGATAAACTCTCCTTTTGCTGTAGCAGCAACTAAACCTTGTTGCCACTCACTTCCTTCACCTCCAAACGTATCATTGTAGGTATAAGGCCTTTGATACCTGGGTGATGGATTAATAATAGAGTTGGTAAATAAGTGGTAATAATCTCCGATTTTCACATTTGTAATAGTGAATTTATTACCGTTTAAAAGTTGTTGGTGTAGAAAACCTTCCTTTTGAAAAGAGGTTAATCCTAACACGGATTGTTGGGCATTTTTGTTTGCCATAGTTGTTGTTGCGTTTAAACTGTCGCTCTTCAGGTGTTTGTCGACCCGTTCATTTAATATTTTTGATTGGGTCTTTTTAGTTAAATTTAAAATAGGTTTTAACCATTTACCTTTATTTATACAAATATACAACATATTTTTGGAACGACCAAAAAAATGTTTAATTATTTTTCAGATGGGTATATAGTAAGTTTTGTAAGTACATAATATAGCATATCTACCTCTTCTACTGAGGTACAAAACCCTAACCCACCACTATCGAATAATTCTACAATATACTCTCCCTCATCTAATCCAATCTCTTTCCATTCATTGTTATATGAGGAAATTAGGCACATACAATTTGGGTCTACGGAATTTTTTGGTAATCTAAGTAGGTAATTATAAAACCCACTACTATCATCTTCTAATACTTTTTCAAATCCTAATTCTTCTAATTTTTGCTCCGTAATAGGAGTTAAGTCTAATTCTATTTTAGGTTGCTTCATTTATTCTAACACAATTTTCTTTATTATAAATAACTTAGAGTTATAATTACTCGCTTTTATAATCATAGTATCTCCTTTCATACTATAAATAGGTGCAATCATAGTGTTTATTTCCCCTTTGCTTCCACTATAAGAGGATGAATTGATTGTTGGTACTAATTCATCTTTGGAGGCAATTAAAGCCGGTAATTGAACGATTTGGTACTGACCTGTGAAGTAATTGATATACGTCTTTGTAATTGTAGCAACGGTATCATTTCTTCTCAATAACCAATACAAATTACTTTCCCATTCAACCTTTTCAGATGGATAAGGTTCTTTACCATTTATCAATATTGTTCCATTAACTCTATGTACGGTTTGGTTTTTAGATTTGTCTAATTTAAGATGGTAATACCCATTAGCATCTTTAGGAAGTGAACCTATTCCATTCTGATTCATTACACCATTAATCTGTAGTGTGTAAGTTTTGTTAGGAATTGGTATATCTACATCCTTCGTACACCCGAATAAAAATAGTATCGGTATTAAACGTTTCATTACAAACCTACTTTAGCAAATCGTTCTGAATCGAATCCCGCATCTCTCGCAACATCAACCGCTAATGCTCTCGGTACTTCCGGAGTTCCTTTGGAGTTGTTGTTGATTAAGATTCTCTCATCTCTTCCGATTCCCATTACCAATTGGTGATAAAGAATCCCCGCAGTTAACATTTGTTGTTTAGTAATCTCTCTTAATTCTTCTGGTCTCGCAGTAGTTAAAACAATGTAGTGTCCGGCGTTCATCCATTCGGTCATCTTTTCTTTAACACCCGGTAGAACATTTACTACATTTGGGTCTAAATCATCAAAGTTTACTTGCTCAATTAAAGTACCATCGATATCACTAAAAATTGTTTTAAATCCTTTTTCTCTTACACTCATCTTATTTTTGTTTATTTGTTGTTTGTTTTATTATAAATACTCCGGTCCATATGTCGAATAACGAGCAGTTCCATCGATAATGTTTCCTCTCGCATGCTTTGCCGGTGCTTTCCAACTCGCTGGCTTCAATAAATCACCTTTCTTAATAGGTGAACCTTTTAAATCACCATCAACTCTACTGATGAATCCCCAACAAGATGTTCCATCCCATAAACGGAGGAATTTGTTACCAACTTCCATAACCAAGTCAGTTTTACCCCACATACTACTCATATTTTTGTAGTGTTCTTTTCTTTCTTCGTTTACCTTTGTTATGAATTCAGCTACTTTCGGATTACCTTTTAAATAACTTAAGGCTTTTTCGTTCATTGTTCTCATAGTGTGTATCTCTTTTAGTACATAGTAAAGGTACATAATCTCGACCATATATCCAAGCATTTTACCAACTTTTTTTAGCCTATTAAGAAAAGTTTTTCATTGAGTATCAATGAGTTATGAATAAAAAAACCCCTAATATGTAAAACATTAGGGGTCAATCATTTACATAAGGAACTCAATTTCCCTACTTACAAAATCATAGTTGAATTTGATAGGGTCATTAATAGCCTCATACCTTAAGTTACACGTTGATGGATTAAATGTGTATATATCTCCCCATTCATCTTTATAAGGTATAGTTCCCCATCCATATCCTTCGTGTATGTGTCCAGCAAAGTGTAAGTGAGGTTTCACTTCGTGCAATCTATGATACAAATCTGCACATCCCACATTTTCGTTTGTATTAGATGTTCTATCATTGTATCCGTAAATTGGAGAGTGAGTAATTACTATATCGGTATCCAATGGTATCTGATTC